ATGGAAGACGATTTGCCTCAATCATTTGAAGACTTCATCGCAGCGGTCGGACAGACACAGGGACAATGCCTCGCGCATTCATATATTCTGCTGGAGATTGTTCGCGAGCTAGCCCGCCAAAAATCTGACCCGCACAAGTTTCTCGCCGACATGTTTGAACGAATCAGCGCTCGGGCGGATCAGGGGCCGATTGACCAGCAGGGGCACCCTGTTCAGCACGAGTTCCGGTGGACTATCGAAACTTTCTTCAAGCACGCTGGCTCAGGTTTTTAGTGCTAGGTACTATCGCCAACCGTGATTGGCTCGCCGGTTCGAGCACGACCCGCTGCAAAATCTCGCCGTCTTCTTTCTAGGACGAAACTCCTTGCCACATGTTTCGCATGGGCGCGGAGGTTGGATAGGATGAAGTTTGCCAGCGGCATAGCGAGCGCGCTGATACGCTAGCAGTTCGTCCTTCCGTCGCTCTCGCATACGCGCCTGCTTAGCCGCTTGGGCGCATAGATTTCCGCAATATTTGTAATGGCCTTCGGGAAGTTCACCTTTGCAACGGATGCAGGTTGTGCGCTCTTCCGCCACCACGCCGTGCTGTGTCCATTCCGGTTGACCTTGCTGCCAAGTCGGTCGCTTCGCGCCGATCATATGCAACGCCGCTGCGACGATTTCAGCAGCCGTAGCGTCGGCTTCCTGCCAGTTCCACCCTTCAAGGCAGAAACCGGCTCGCAGTCCAGATCGACAGGAAGCTTCAAGAGCAAACCTTGTCGGCTCGCCAGTTTTCAGAACGTCAGCGACAGTGTTGACCAAATGCCTTCGTCGATCTCTTGTGATCTTTTTCGGCTTCGGCTTCGCGATTTTGAGCGGTTTGACCCAGGGGACGCGCGCAAGCAAGGCGCTATTCCTTCGGCGCGGCGGTTTGCTCCGACTGCATGTTCATCGGCGACAGATAGCCATCGGCGTCGTCGTCGGTTCGGGGATTGAGGTGCTCGAATTTCCGCAGATCGTTTGCGGAGTAGAGGCCGATCTCACGCCCAATCCGATAGCCTTGAAGGCGCTGGAGAAAATCGGCCCGGACCAGAAGGTCCATATCGAATTCGACTTGATACGTCCGCCTGCCTGCTTCGGAAAACAGGTCTCGCATAATCGCCTGTTCCCATCGCGTAAGCCATGGCTGGATTGTTCCGGCCGCGAATTGCCGGCGCATCTCGACAACGTTGGAATAATTGGCGTTCGACAGTTCGTTCAGAAGCGGTGCCGGCACATTGAAGATGCGGGCCACCTCCAGCACGGCGATCCTTCGCGCTTCTGACAGTTCGGCGTCGTGCGGCGTGGCGGACATACCGGTCCAGCTCATGCCCTCTTCCAAGACACCGATCTTGCCGGCGTTTTCTGTCCCGCCATAGATCGCCTGTAGGGTTTCGCGTAGTGTCTTGGCCGCTTCCGGGCCGATCTGTTCTGGGTGTGAAACGATGCCTGACAGACGAGCGCCATTCTGCCAGATCGAATTAGCGAAGCGTTCCGTCGAGATAGCACCGCCCAACGCCTCGCGGGCGCGGTCCAGCCGGGAGCGCGGCGTAAAAGGATCGTCATAGCGGTCGCGAAGGACGAAGAGTTCTTCGGAGAGTAGGCGGCGGGTGCCAATCTCGTCGGAAACCTGATAGCGGAGCCGGCGCGTATTCGGGATACGCTCAATAGCGACATGGCCGGGATGGAGCGGCCAGAGTGCCACGGGCTGCCCGCTGCCGTTGCGGACGATTTCAGCATAGGCCGCGCCGTGCATCAGGCAGTTGGCCTGCATCATGGTCACAAATTCGGATGGCGTCTGCAATTCGTTCGGAGCACTGGAAAATAGTCGGGCGACGGGGTTAGCCGCGTCGGCCTTCCGAACGCCTTCGCCTTCCTTGCGATAGACAATGGCCGGCAAGGTGCCAACCGCCTCGGAAATGATCTGGATGGCGTTGAATGCGGCGGCATTCCCCTCCACGAGATAGGGACTGACCATTGCGCCGGTAAGCGTCGGAATTCCCATGCTGGCCAGCAAGTCCCAACTTGTCGGTGCGGCGCGGGTTTCCCCCTGCTTGCCGAACATGCGCTGCCAGATACCCATTACACTGTCTCCAGAAAGCGCCTGGCGCGTGAAAGGCGCGGGCGCGGCAGGATCGTCAGAAGAGCGCGGCGAGCAACTTCCGTATCGGCATAAGCCGGGGTCGCCGTTATTGTGATTTCGTGAAGATCAACGTCGATCAGATCGCGCGTCACCTTGTCGTCAGCGATGGTCCAGCGGTCGCCGCCGTCCGGGACGGTGAAGGCGAAAGAGGCCCCCCGAATGTCGCCACGCTCCACAGAGACGGCAATGTCGCGGGCGGTCGTGGTGTCGGGAAGATCGACACGGAAATGAAGCCCCCGCGAATCTTCGGAAAGATTCAGTGTGCCGGCAGAGCGCCGCCCCAGGACAAGGTGCGGCATATGATGCACAAGGGCGAGCGGGTCGTGTCGATTGGACTGGAGGGTGCGGTGAAAAGCTCCGGTCCTGACATATTCGACAAAGCCGCCAAGGTCTTCGGAGGGGGAATCGAAGACGGCGGCATAACCCTCAAGACGGGGAGCGCTGCCCCCCATCGCCCTTAGTTCCAATGCGGGGCGGCGCTCATTCATGATCGATCAGGGCGCTGCCGTTTCAGCCGGGACACTCAGATCGTCGGCGTAAGCGAAGCTCTCACCATGGCGAACCGCAACGTCCACGTCTCGCATTGCCCTTACGAGTACACGTCCGCGCGCGTATGCGGTCGTTTCGTAGGGGTTTACGAGAATGTCGGTCGCACTCCAGTAGCCGATAAGAAGCTGACTCCACGCTCCGAAAACAACCGTGGTGGAGGCCACGCCGTCTGCATCGGGGTTCGGCAGGGACGTGGTGACGGCGGCAGGATAGCCGGCAAGCGATCCGGGTTCAGTCATCAGGAAGCCATGTTCGGCTTCGCCCGAAACCTTGTTCGTGCCGCGCAATTTTGCCTGAGCCTTTGGCGTCAAGGCCCAGCCGAGAGTGCCAAGGTCGGCGTCCACCGTCTGGATTGATGCGATGAACGCCAGAACCTCCGCCCATGAAGGTGTGGCAAGCGTCAGTTCGTGCACTCCGGCGGTATTGATGACGCCGGTCGGCTTGTTGCCAGTGCCGTCTCCGATAATGGCCTGGAGGTCGATTGCGTTGGCAATGACGGCGGCAAGATCGCGGCGGACGATATTTTCGATGCTGGGAACCGCGTTGATAAGCGTGCGCCGGGAATAGGAAGTCATTGCGCCGACCGTCTTGGGCGACATGCTCACATCAGCAAAATCTGCGTCGGTTTCCGTAAGCGCCCCATCTTCGGTAACCCATTGTGCAGTGCTCGATGCGGTCTGCTTTGGAATGTCCTGATCTCCGACCAGGCCGTCGAGGACGGTTGCACCGAGGCGTCCTGTCACGAGCGCAGAACGAAGCATGTCGATATAGAGGTCGCCACGGTGCTGCGTTGGATAGAGGCTGGCAGCATCACCGGAAGTCAGAAGCGTTCGCCGCTCGGTTGTGAAATACTGGTCGGGAACCGCGATGCCAGCGAATTTCCGGCCGGATCGGCGGGCGACTTCCTGTGAGATTTCGCGCTCGAAACCGGCGTCCACATCCTCGCCCAAGCGGGCATTGATGGCCCGGACAAGGGAAAATTGTCGGGCGCGATCCTCATAGGCTCCATCGCGGCCATTGCCGGTGACGATGGCGGGTGTGGCGCGCTCGGCTTCCGCAACATCCCTGGCCCGGCCAATCTTGCCGTCCAGAGACGTGATCTCGTCTTTCAGTTCCTTGTGCCGTTTGTCTTCCGCTTCGGAATAGTCGCGTTCCTCGGCTTCGACCTTATCGGCAAGGGCACGCATCGCCGTCACGGTTTGGGCGCGCCTTTCCTGCAGCTCGTGAAGTTTCATGCTCCGTCCTTGTGCACAATAGTTGAACGATATCTACATTATCGTTCACTATTATAGAACGGTCAATGCCTGATTGTTCAGGCTGCGGAAACGTCCACCGTGAAAATTCCACGACTTCGATAGACCGATTTTTTCTTTGCCGGTGTTCTCGCAGCCAGCCCGATAGCCATGGCGGCGGCTTGCAATCCGTCAATTCGGCTGGTCGATCTCGCCTTATCGAGCTTCCGCGCTCCGGACGGGTTCATAACGGACACGGCGTTGGCGACACACATATCAAGACATGGATTTTGCGGGTGACGAAGATCACCTTGAAGAATGACGGTTTCGGTCGCATCGAGCGCTGGCCCCATATCCTGCCAACCCTGCCCCCATGGGGTCAGTTCAAGTTTGATACCTTCATCGACCAGGATGCGCTCCAGTTCCTTCATGCCCCATCGGTCATAGGCGAGCGCCTGCACATCGTACGCGGCGACGACCTCACCGATGCGGTGCGCGACGAACGCCTTGTCGATAGCGCGCCCCGGCGTGGTCTCAACGAACCCTTGGCGCACCCACGTCTTATAGGGGACGTGATCGGCCCTCTCCGCCTCGTCTAATCCATCGGCGGGTTTCCAGAACCAGACGAGAAGTTCCCCGCCGGCAGGGAAATATGCCGCCAAGGCCGTCAGGTCGGTTGTGCTGGAAAGGTCCAATCCGAGATAGCAGGATTTCCCAGCCAATGCTTTCGGGTCCACCTGCGCGCCGCACGCGCGCCAATCAGGCGCGGAGATAAACCGTTCCTCCGCTTCGATCCGCATATTGAGGCGAAGATTGCAGAAACGTGGAAGGAAGGACGGGACACGGCGGGCGCGTTCGGCCTGCGCTCGAAATTCGGTTTCATCAAGAAAGACGCCCCAGGCCGGATTGAGCCGTCGCCATAGATCCTCGTCGAAGGGGTCGGCGTCTTCCGGCGCGGCGGTGATCTGGAGATAGGTAGAAGGGTCGTTGCCGCTCGCCGCATCGTCGATAAGAATGGAAAGCGGGTGCTGATCGGTCGCCGCTTGGGTACTTATGACGATGCCGAGACTTTCCTTGCGCTTGCCCTGGGCGGTCTGGAGGTTGTCGAAAAGCTCGTCAGTCTTCACCTGAGCATATTCGTCATAAACCCATAGGCTCGGTGCAAGTCCGTGACCGCGCCGGACATCGGCTGACAGAGCCTCATAAATCGATCCCTTTCCGTCGCCGTCCATGACTTCGATGATTTTATGGAAGCGTTGGCAGTTGCAGCGCTCGTCGAATTCGGGGACCGCCTCGATGATGGCTGCCATTTCGGCGAAGAGGATCGATGCCATTTTCTTGTCGATAGCAGCGCTGTAGACCTCGCCTCGCGGCTCCGCTTCCGGCCCGATCAAATGCGCCAAACACAGACCGGCAATCAGACCCGTCTTGCCATTGCCGCGCGGCTCGCTCTTGATGGCGGTGCGGACGATCCGCCGACCGTCTTCATGAAGATTGCCATAGACCGCCTCGACAAATTCGACCTGGTTGTCGAGCAACTTCATTTTCTTGCCGGCAAGGATGCCTTTTGTGATCGGCAGGAATTCCAGAAATGCAATGACACGCTCTGCGCGGGACAGACCTTTTTTCTTCCACGGCAGGACACGCGCGCGCCGCTTTAGATCGACACCCTTGCGCGATTTTGACCCCGGTCCCCGCAGACCCATCAGAAGCCACTAATTCTTTTGCAATGGGGTCGTCGGTGCGCGCTGCGGCGAATCTCGTGATCGGACGCCCCCCGGTTCCATGGATGATCGGGGTCGAGCGGCATTCCATTCACGTCGCAGCCACGACGACGGCGGGGCAGCCATGGCCTTCCGCTCTTGTCGCAAGCCGTCTTTTCCGAATGACAGGGAGCGCATAGGCTTTGCCAATTGCTCGACTGCCAGAAGGGTCCGCCCTGCTTGACGGGGACAATGTGATCGACATGCTCGGCGGGCTTCACCTCGCATCCCTCACACATGTGCTCGCGTGATAGCTGGATCGATCTACATCGTGCCCATCTCGCGGTTCTATATCGTCTGCCGTCTGTGCCGCTCATGATTCCGCCTTTGCCTCGATGCTGAGATAGCGGCGGCGTTCATCGAGATTGCGCCAGCTCATGATATTGTAGGTTCGTCCCTGCCATTCGATCTCCCATGTGGCCGTGATGCCGTCGATATGGCGGACGTGGAATGTGATGTCGTGCGATGCGTTGATCTGGACTGCCTCGACGATTTCGACGCCCTTGATCGGTTCCGCTCTTGCAGCGACCTCGATTTCGACCGGATCGCCATAGATCGGCTCATTGAAAGCATTATGGCCGATGATTTCCGCATCGCCGCGAAAGGTGATCCGCTCGCGAAGATTGCCGACCCGCTGACCTTTCCACGGCTCCATGCTCATGAAAGTTCGTCCAGTGTCGCAAGTGCGCTCCAGTCGTGAAGCTGATTGATGAGACGGCGCACGTGAAACGGCACTTCAGACACGCCACCGACAAGGGCGGGTTCGCGGAATTCATACCAATGCGTTGCCAGCGCCTTGATCGCGATCTTCGCCCGTTCCGGTGTTTCTGCATCGACAAGCGTTCGCCCCGTCGCGGTTTCGACGAATTCACGCGCTGCTATGCCAAGGCTGGCGACAAGCGTGTCGTCATTGTCGTGATCGATCCGCGCAAATGCTTTCAGTTCGGCAAGTGAAACCGGCTCTGCCATATCGTTCTCCATTTGTGAACGTAATATAGACCATTGTTCACACTTGGAAAAGTGAAGATGGACCGCCCGCGCTGGGATGCTGTTGAGAGTGGTGTGGAGGGGTATGGTAGATAAGGATGTCCCAGTTTTGGGGACGGACGATCATGCAAAACGGTCGAATCCGTCCCAGTTTTGGGGACACGCTGTCCCTATTTTGGGGACAGTCTGGCTCAATCCGTCATCATTTTGGGGACAGGGCCGTCACCATTTTGGGGACAGGGTTTTATTTCTTCTTCGGCTTGAATTTGACCACGGAACCGGTCGGGCCTTTGCCGTTGATGCCGCGTGGATTGTTCGCATTGGTCTGGTGAACAGGGAAACCGTGATCCGGTCGCCAGTCACGATATATCCTTCGACCACCATTCTCACCGCTCGCGGGCAACTTCAATTCGGTAAGCTCATACGCTGGCGAACAAGCAGCGCCATCGATGCCGAGACGGGCGTGCTCCGTGACGACGATAAAGCCCTTCGCCTGTAGATCGTGAAAGGCGCGTCCCGCTGTTTTGCGATCGACACCCAGCCGTTCCGCCGCCTGCCTGACACTCAGTCTGATCTTGCCGTTATTGTTCGCATCCGGCCCGCGCCATTCCAGTTTCAACCACGGATAGAGAGCCTGCGCAGTGGTGGAAAGAGCCTGCCAGGCAGGCTCCTCCATCGTGTGCCGGATCATCTTCGTCCAGTGCTCGGAACCTCGCTCATTGCGCTTGTCACGTCCCATCAGAGACCCTTTGAAACCACCTTGCCGATAAAGCCCTCGTCAGAAAGCTCCATCCGCTTCCGGTTCGCCTCGCCAGCCGTCAGGCCACGAATGGTCGTGTGAAGCCCCTCGGCAGGGCGGACATGGATTGTCCACGAACCGCCCTCTTCGCTGATAAGGAAGTGATCCTTGTTCGCCGGTCCTTCCGGCAAACGCTGGCTGCTCTGCCATAGACTGGCCTCGGCTTTTAGCCGGCTCTGCATGTTCATGCCGCGTCATTCGCCTGCGCGGCGACCCCATCGATACGGTTCATCGCGCGTAGCTGGTTAGACTTCCGTTCCTGCGGCAGAACCCATTCGAGAACGTTCATCACGCTATCGCCGCAGAAGGACAGATCGTAGAGAACAACCGCCTCCATACGGTCGTCATCCTCGATTCCGTTTCCGGTCGGTTCGCGGCCTCTGAGTTCATCGATCACCAGTTCGCGAAGGTCGATGATCTTCTCCAGATATTCTTCGATGAAGCCTTCCGACGCGCCGCTGCAACGCGGCTGATTGAGGACGCCCATCATGGCGTCATTGCCGGCTGTGAGGGTGTGGAACGTGACGACCAGATCGCGGATGCCGAATGATCGGAATTTCTCGATCTCGTCGGCATAGGTTGCGGCCATCATGGCCTGCCGCACTTCCGAAGGCGTCATCGCTGTGCTATCTGTCTGGACGTTCATATCGGTTTCCTTTCCGTGGGAATTGATGGACTTCGGCTCGGATGAGGTTGCCGCCTCTCCGGGCCTTTTCTCTGTGATAAGGAAGCCGCTGTTCATGCCGTGCTCCCTATGCGGACTTGCAGGCCGACGATCTCGGCAAGCTTCACGACCGGCACGACATAGCGCCCGCCGATCTTGATTGTGGGAATGTCGCCGCGTCGTGCGGCCTCATAAGATGCATTTCGGGCTAAACCGAAAAACAGCGCGCCCGCGTCCGGTATCGAAATCGTCGGTCGAGCAAGAGCTTCCTCTATTGTCACCATTTTAACCCTTTCCATTGCTTCCATCACTGATGGAACCGCCTCATATTGAAAGGGTCACTTTAGTGTGTCAAGTGACTGATGGAACTTCCATCAGTTTTTTCGGAGCGCGAGTAGTGGCGGACGAACTCAAAACAATCAAATTTCAAATGATGCTCTCGCCATCGGAGGCTGAGGCTATTGATAGTTGGGGGTTTTCTAACCGCATAAGAAGCCGAGCGGAGGCCATACGAAGGCTCTGCCAAATGGCGACTACCCTAGAAGAAAATGTCAGCCCGGGCACCAAGAGCGCTGCCAGCTTTCTATCTTCCATCGGCTCGCTGATGGAATCGATCGCGGCGGAAGACCTCGCTGGTGTGGAGGACTGGTTGGCCGGAGACTTCAAGCACGCCGTGGCGACGGCGGTTTACATGCTTCAAGCGAATGAAATTTTGAAGCTACTGAAAGAAGGGGCTACGGTGGAGGAAGCAATGAAATCGGCAGAGGGGGCAAGGCATGATTATCAGACCTTGATGGAAGAAATCATAGAGGAAACAGGTAGATGAAAGGCCATATCCGCGAACGCTCTCCCGGCAAGTGGGCCATCGTTGTCGATGTCCCCGATCCGACCACCGGCCAGCGCCGCCGCAAGTGGCATAGCTTCACCGGCACGAAGCGACAGGCCGAAGAAGAGCGCGCGCGGATCGTCTCGTCCATCAAGTTCGGCGGATACACCGAGCCGACGAAGACCACCTTGGCGGAGTTTCTTGACCGCTGGCTGGATCACGTGAAGGCCAGCGTCTCCCCGAAGACCCACGAGCGCTATTCAGAGATTGCCCGGAAGAATATCGTCCCGCTTCTCGGCTCCATCGCCATGTCGAAGATGAAGACCGAGCGCATAGATGCGGCATGGTCCACGGCGCTGGAAAGCGGACGGCGTGACGGCAAGGGCGGTCTCTCCCCTCGCACGGTCCATCACATGCGGCGCGTTCTGATCAAGGCGCTGAATCAGGCTGTGACTTGGGATATTCTGCCCCGCAATCCGGCCCAGGCATCGCGTCCGCCGAAGGTCGAGCGAAAGACGACCCTCGCCTATGACGCCGAAACGACCGTCGCCTTGCTGGACGCGGTGAAGCCGACGCGAATTTATATCCCCGTTCTTCTAGCAGTTCTGTGCGGATTGAGGCGTGGCGAGATTATCGCGCTCCGTTGGCGCAACATCGATCTGGAGCGCGGCACCATGGCTATCGTAGAGACGGCAGAGCAGATCAAAGGCCCCGTCCGCATGAAGGAAACCAAGTCGGGTTTGGCGCGTGTCGTCAGTCTCTCGACAACCGTTGTGGAGGAACTGCGTTCGCACCGGGCGCGGCAGGCCGAAGAGCAACTTGGCCTCGGCATTCGCCTGAGCGATGATTCGCTCGTCTATTCGCAGATCGACGGCGCGATGGTGCAGCCGCGATCACTGACGCATGAATGGTCCAGGATCATGGGAAAGACCACCCTGCCCCGGATTCGTTTCCATGACCTTCGTCATAGCCACGCGACGCAGATGCTTGCCGCTGGCGTTCATCCGAAGATCGCTCAGGAACGGCTCGGACACTCGACAATCGCGATCACGCTCGACCTCTATAGCCACGTCATGCCGGGGATGCAGGCCGACGCAGCGGAACAGGTTGACGCCGCGATCCGCCGGGCTGTAAAGCCATCGTCGTGATGCATTCGGTAGCAATTCGGTAGCAGCGGCCATTTTCGGGCCAAGCGGAAATACAAAAAGCCGAATGAAATCAAAGGCCGGATGGGTGGCCGAGTGGTTTAAGGCACCGGTCTTGAAAACCGGCGTGCGGGAGACCGTACCGTGGGTTCGAATCCCACCCCATCCGCCACTTCAGTCCCTGAGTGGGCACTGAGTTTACGCCACTTTCCGCCACAAGCGTCTGTAGCAACCGAGACTTCGATCCCATGATACGAACCTCGCCCTCGGCCACCTCGACACGCTGGGCGAGCGCGCGCAGGTGGTCGCGGCGATAGCCACCGCCTTCCAGCCGGATACGGTCGCGGGCGGTTGCGGCGAACTTGCGCAGCATCTGCGGCGTTACCGCCTTCTGCCCCGTGTTTTGAAGCATGCCCTGCGCTCGCTCTGCATCGGCCTTGGCCTGATCGCGGATGGCCTTGAGGCCGTCGATACGGTCTTTCAGCGCCGGGTCGTCCAGATCGGCCACTCCTGCCTCGATGGCGTCATAGAGCCGCTTGAGGCGCAGTTCCGATTCGGCGGCGCGCTTGTTGAGTTCGGCGATATGCTCGCGGCGGCGCTCGGCATGTTCTTCCCTGCGGTCGAGCGCGGCGGCAAGAACGGTTTCCAGCCGCTCGGGCTGAAGTAGCTGTTTCTCAAGGTGATTGACCACAAGATCGTCCAGCTTCTCCATCGGCACGGCCATGCCTGTGCAAGCGGTCGGTCCCTGCCGCGCCTTCATCGAGCAGGCATAGTAGCGATAACGCCCGCCCTTGCCGGTCCGGATGGTCATGGCCCCGCCGCACTTGGCGCAATGGATCAAGCCGGTCAGCATGGTCGGGCCGCTGATGACGCGGGCGGGCATGACCTTGGGATTGCGGGCCTTGAGGAGCTTCTGCACCGCCTCGAATATTTCCTTGTCGATGATCGGCGGGACAGGAACTGTCACGATCTCGCTGACGGGCTTCAATTCCTTGGTCTTGCTGCGCTTGTTGAACTCATGCTCGCCCATATAGGTGCGCCGGGTGAGGATGCGGTGAACCTGACCGATGCCCCAACGTCCGCCGTCGCGGGTGAAGATGCGCCGCTTGTTGAGGTAAGAGACAATGTTTTTGACACCCATCTGGCCGGTGGTGCCGTCGCCTTCCAGGGCGAGACGATAGATCAGCCGCACCGTGTCGACGTGGAGCGGGTCGATTTCCAGCTTCTTCTTGGTCTTGGCTCCGCGCTGCTCGGCAGCGACGGTGCGGTAGCCGATAGGAGGAAGCGAGCCGTTCCAGAAGCCCTGTCGCGCGTTCTCCTTCAAGGCCCGCATGACGTGCTTGGCGTTTTCCTTGGACTGGTATTCATCGAACAGCGCCATGATCTGCCGCATCATGACGTGCATGGGGTCGTCGCCCATTTCCTGAGTTATCGAAACCAGCTTCACGCCGTTCTTGGCGAGCTTGCGGACATAGAACTCAAGCTCGAAATGGTCGCGGAAGAAGCGGCTGAACGAATGGACCACAACCACATCGAACGGCACGGGTTTAGACGTGCCCGCCTCGATCATTCGCTGGAACTCCGGGCGGCGGTCGTTGGTGGCGGATGCGCCCGGTTCGATGAAGGTCTCGACCAGCCGCAAGCCGCGCGCCTCGCAATAGGCTTCGCCCTGCCGCTTCTGGTCGGGAATGGAAACATCATGCTCGGCCTGCCGCGCCGTCGAAACGCGCAGGTAAAGGGCGGCGCGTAGCGGCACGGTGGAAGCGGTCATGGCGATGTCTCCTTCTCAATTATGACTCGACCGCAACTATCTGGCCGCATGACTGCGCTCAAGCCGCATTCTCCAATGGACGCGCGCGCTCGACCCGCTCGCGCTCCTTGGGCGTGTTCATCACCTCCCAAAGATCGCTGCGCCGCTGCACGTTGAGCCAGAAGTCCGGGCTGTTGCCGAACACACGGGCCAGGATCAGCGCCGTTGCCGCCGTCACGTTCCTGCGATTGCCGCACAGCTCGTTGACGTGCTTGCGCTGAACGCCCATCGCCTCGGCGAGCGCCCCCTGCGTCAAACCCATCGGCTGCATGAACTCTTCGGTGAGGATTTCGCCGACAGTCGCCGGCTTGCGCTTGGTGGTCAGCATCTTTGCCTCGTTCTCATCGGTAGCTGTGATCGTCCAGATAGATTCCGTCCGCCTCGCCGCGCTTACCATCCCACTGGAAGATCAACCGCCATTGCTGGTTGACCCGAATGGAATGGAAACCCGCCAGATTGCCGCGCAGCTTCTCGAAGTGATTGCTGGGCGGCACGCGCAAGTCCTGATCGGTCACGGCGTCGTCAATCATCTGGAGCTTGCGGAACAAGCGGGCTTCCAGGTCGGAAGGGATGTTGCGAGAGCGGATATCATCCACAAAGAAGGCCCGCAGCCAGTCGTCCCGAAAGCCTACGATCAC